GAGGGCGAGCTTGAGAGCCTGGGCACCGAACTGATCAGCCTCGTGGACGCCGACATCGCCAGCCGCAAGGACTGGGTCGAGATGTACGTCAAGGGCCTGGAGGTGCTGGGGATGAAGTACGAAGAGCGTGCCGAGCCCTGGCTTGGCGCGTGCGGCGTGTACTCACCCCTGCTGACGGAGGCCGCGATCCGGTTCCAGTCGGAGATGATCACCGAGACGTTCCCGGCCCAAGGCCCGGTGAAGACCCAGATCATCGGTGCGATCGACAAGCTCAAGGAAGAAGCCGCTGAGCGCGTCCGTGAGGACATGAACTACCGCCTCACCGAGGAGATGATCGAGTACCGGCCCGACCACGAGCGCATGCTGTTCTCGCTGGGGCTGGCAGGCTGCGCGTTCAAGAAGGTCTACAAGGACCCGGCCAAGAAGCGCCAAGCCGCGGTGTTCGTGCCCGCCGAGGACATCATCATCCCCTACGGCGCAAGCGACGTGTACACCTCCGAGCGCGTGACCCACGTCATGCGCAAGACCAAGAACGAGGTCAAGAAGCTGCAGGTCAGCGGGTTCTACCGCGACGTGGACCTGGGTGAGCCAGTGCAGACTTTCACCGACATCGAGAAGAAGAAAGCCGAGGACCAGGGCTTCAGCCTGACCGACGACGACCGGTACCAGCTACTGGAAGTGCACATCGACTGGGACATGCCCGGGTACGAGGACGAAGACGGCGTGGCGCTGCCGTACGTCGTCACGGTGGACCGCGGCACGGCCAAGGTGTTGTCCGTCCGACGCAACTGGGTGGAGGACGACGACACCAAGCAGAAGCGCCAGCACTTCGTCCAGTACAACTACGTCCCGGGCTTCGGCGCGTACGGCCTGGGCTTCATCCACATCATCGGTGGCTACGCTCGCGGCGGCACGTCGCTCATCCGCCAACTGATCGACGCGGGCACCCTGGCCAACCTCCCGGGCGGTCTGAAGAGCCGCGGCCTGCGCGTCAAGGGGGACGACACGCCGATCGCCCCGGGCGAGTTCCGCGACGTGGACGTGCCCTCCGGTGCCATCAAGGACAACATCATGGCGCTCCCGTACAAGGAGCCCAGTCAAGTCCTGGCCGGTCTGCTGGACAAGATCACTGAGGACGGTCGCCGCCTCGCCGCGATCGCGGACCTGAAGGTCAGCGACATGTCGGCCCAGGCCCCGGTGGGCACCACGCTGGCCATCCTTGAGCGTCAGTTGAAGACGATGTCGGCGGTCCAGGCGCGCATGCACGCCTCGCTGCGCATGGAGTTCAAGCTGCTCAAGGAGATCATCCGCGACGGGCTGTCGGACTCCTACGACTACATCCCCACGGGCGGCGATCCCACGGTCAAGCAGGCCGACTACGACATCGTGGAGATCATCCCGGTCAGCGATCCGAACGCCGCGACGATGGCGCAGCGGATCATGCAATACCAAGCGGCGCTGCAACTGGCTCAAGGTGCCCCGCAAATCTACGACTTGCCGCATCTGCATCGCCAGATGCTTGAGGTGCTGGGCATCAAGAACGCCGATCGCCTCGTGCCGCTGGAGGAGGACCAGAAGCCCAAGGATCCGGTCAGCGAGAACATGGCCTTCCTCACGGGCAAGCCGACCAAGGCGTTCATCTACCAAGACCATCAGGCCCACATCACCACGCACATGTCGCTGATGCAGGATCCGATGATTGCCCAGATGATCGGGCAGTCGCCGATGGCGCAGCAGATGGGCGGCGCGATCATGTCGCACATCGCCGAGCACATGGCGTTCGCCTACCGTCAACAGATCGAAGAGCAGCTTGGCGTGCCGATGACGGCCCCCGACGCGGAGCTTGACGAGCAGACCGAGGTGCAACTGAGCCGTCTGGTGGCCCAGGCCGCACAACAACTGCTGCAGACCAACCAGCAGAAGGCCCAGCAAGCCCAGGCGCAACAGATGGCGCAGAACCCGCAGCTTCAGATCGCCCAGGCCGAACTGCAGCTTAAGGCCGAGGAACTGAGGCGCAAGGAAGCCGATAGCCAGCGCGACTTCCAGATCGCCAAGGAGAAGCTGGCCCTGGAGCAGCAACGTCTGCAGATGGAGGCCCAGCGCAAGCAAGGCGAAGACCCGCGCCTGAAGGCTGCTGCAGTGCAGCAAGAGCTTGCGCAGAAAGACGCACGCGCCCGCCAGGACATGGCCCACAAGGAGCAGGCCCATCAGATGAAGATGCGGCAGCAGGCCCAGGCGCGGGCACAACAGCCCAAGGCTAAGGAATAAGCATGGCTACCACTGCGTTTTCCGTGGTGTTGAAAGAGATCGAAGAGCGGCGTGCAGCGTTGACGCACGCCCTCTCTGATGGCTCCGCAAACTCGTTTGAGGAGTACCGCTACATGTGCGGGGAGATCCGAGGTCTATCCCTGGCGCATTCATATGTAACCGACCTCGTGCGAAGACTGGAAGACGACGATGAGTGAAATCCTCCTGAGTACGGGCGAAGACGCCGTACCTACCACCCTGCCCGAAACGGCAGAGCAGAAAGCCAAGCAGCTACCCGAGCCGGTGACATACCACCTGTTGTGTGCACTGCCAGACATCGGCGAGTCCTACGACAGCGGCCTGCTCAAAGCGGGGCAGACGATGCACTTCGAAGAAGTGATGTCGCCCGTGCTATTCGTGGTGAAGATGGGTCCGGACGCGTACGGTGATAAGTCCCGCTTCCCCAGCGGCCCGTCGTGCAAGGTAGGCGACTTCATCCTCGTTCGTCCCAACACGGGCACCCGTGTGAAGATTCATGGACGAGAGTTCCGCATCATCAACGACGACAGCGTTGAGGCGGTGGTTGAGGACCCGCGTGGCATTTCGCGTGCTTAAGGAGTGATCTATGGCTGAATTCGAGAAAGACCCCTTCAAGTTTCCTGACGAACAACCCGTTGGTCAGACGGACGAGAAGGTTGAGTACGAAGTCGAGGGCGACAGCGAGCCCGAGATCGAGGTGGTGGACGACACCCCTCCGGAGGACCGTGGCCGCGCCCCGATGAAGGAGCCGCCGCCGGAAGTCACCGACGAGGAGTTGGCGCAGTACAGCGAAAGCGTGAAGAAGCGCATTCAGCACTTCTCCAAGGGCTACCACGAAGAGCGTCGGGCCAAGGAAGCGGCTTTGCGTGAGCGCGAAGAAGCCCTGAAGCTGGCGCAGCAGATCGTGGAGGAGAACAAGCGCCTGAAAGGCTCTGTTACTCAAGGTCAGAAAGTGCTGCTGGAGCAAGCCAAACGCGCTGCCGACACGCAAGTCGAGGAAGCTAAGCGGAAGCTCAAAGCTGCGCAGGAAGCGTTCGACACCGACGCCGTCATCGCTGCGACGGAAGAACTCACCACTGCAAAGCTGCAGCAAGAGCGGGTGAAGAACTTCAAGCCCGCTGGACAGCAGCAAGAGACTGTGGTACAACAACCCGCAACAGCACAACCTGCTGCTCCTCAAGTCGATCCGAAAGCCCGTGCGTGGCAAGACGCCAATCCGTGGTTCGGTCAGAACGAGGAAATGACAGCGGTTGCGCTGGCCGTACACAAGCGACTTGTCGGTGCAGGTGTAGATCCAAACAGCGACGATTACTACGACAGCATCAATGCACGAGTTAAGCAGCTTTTCCCTGATGCGTTCCCCTCGGAAAAGGCTACGAAAAAATCGTCGGTGGTTGCACCCGCTACTCGCAGCACAGCGCCTAAAAAGATCGTGCTGACGAAGTCACAAGTCAACATCGCCAAGCGGCTGGGCGTCCCCCTGGACGTTTATGCCCGACAGGTTGCGCAGGAAATGAGGAAACAAAATGGCTGAACAGGAAATGAAGATCACCCGCGCCTCGCGTGACAGCGATGCCCGTGCTAAGACCGAGCGGCCCAAGCAGTGGATGCCGCCGGAACTTCTTCCGTCGCCCAACCCGGAACCCGGTTACGCGTTCCGGTGGATTCGTGTCAGCACGCTTGGGGCCAGTGACCCCATGAACGTCTCCTCCAAACTGCGCGAGGGCTGGGAGCCTGTCAAGGCGTCAGAGCACCCCGAGATCCAACTGATGGGGACCGGCCAAACCAGCCGCTTCCCGGACAGCATTGAGATCGGCGGGCTGATTCTGTGCAAGACCCCGGTCGAACTCACGGAACAACGCAACGAGTACTACCAGCGTCAAGCTGAAGGTCAGATGCAGTCCGTGGACAACAACTTCATGCGCGAGAACGACCCCCGCATGCCGCTCTTCAAGGAGCGTCGTAGCGAGGTGAAGTTCGGGCGCGGTTCCTAATCCAAGGAGTCTTCAATGGCTTACCCGACTGTTAATGGGCCCTACGGCCTGATTCCGGTCAACCTGATCGGCGGGCAGCAATTTGCTGGTTCGACCCGCATGATCCCGATCAAGAGCGGTTACAACACCAGCATCTACTTCGGCGATCCGGTCAAGTTCACCAACGATGGCACGCTGATCACCTCTGGTCTGGCGTACGACTCGGCTGCTGCCGAAACCGGCGGCACGCTGGGTGTCTTCCTGGGCGTCGAGTTCACCCCCGCTGGCGGCCCGCTGTTCGGCAAGATGCGTCAGCAGTACTGGAAGGCTGGTACCGTGGCGGCTGACGCCGTGGCCTACGTCTGCGACGATCCCGATGTCGTGATGAAGGCCGCGATGATCGCGTACGACGCGAACACCGCCCCGGTCATTGGTTGCGCCCCGGCTTCGGCTCTGGGCACCAACCTGACCCCGATGTCCACCGCCAACGCCAACGATGGCACGGCTGGCAACCTCGTTGGCAACTCCAACGTCGGTCTGATGCTGGCTTCCGGCAACGTGCGTCGTACCACGACCGCTCCGTTCCGCATCGTTCAGATGGTTCCGGAAACCGCCCTGTTGGTGACCGCCACGGGCACGACCACGAACGCCAACACTGCCGTGACCCTGGCTGCTGCCGATGACAGCATCAAGGTCGGTATGGCTGTGAGCGGCACCGGCATCGCTGCGGGTACGGTGGTTGCGGCTGTGAGCGGCACGTCCGTCACGCTGTCGGCCAACGCCACGGCTTCCGGTACGGTGACTCTGACCTTCGCGGGCTACCAAGAGGTGCTGGTCAAGTGGAACTTCGGCTACCACGCCTATCAGGCCGCGGTCGCCATCTAAGGAGTAAACGAACATGGCAATCTCTCGTGCCCAACTTCTCAAGGAACTGCTCCCCGGTCTGAACGCGCTGTTCGGCCTGGAGTACAAGCGCTACGGCGAAGAGCACAAGGAAATCTACGAAACCGAGACTTCCGAGCGTTCTTTCGAAGAAGAAACGAAGCTGTCTGGCTTCGGCGCTGCCCCGGTGAAGAACGAAGGTCAGGCGATCTCCTACGACAACGGTCAGGAAGCCTGGACTGCGCGTTACAACCACGAAACCATTGCGCTGGGTTTCTCCATCACCGAAGAGGCGATGGAAGACAACCTGTACGACAGCCTGTCGGCTCGCTACACCAAGGCTCTGGCTCGCGCTATGGCCTACACGAAGCAAGTCAAGGCTGCGTCGATC